TTTTTTTTTTTACTCCGCGATCATTTCACTTTCCGTATCCGTACCGTGTGGCCGACCTTTTCCACGGTCATTATTACGTCGTTGTCCGGCGTCTCATACGTAAGAGTGATTCGCTGAGCGCCGTCTACCTGCTTCGACGCCTCGTAGGCGATTTGCCAGTCCACCTCTGTTTCCATGCCGATCAGCTTGATGTTACAGCCCTTTAGGCTCATGGGTTCTCTCCGGTTTCGGTGTAGTCAATGAACGTCACATGTCTGTCTACGCGGTTCGCCGCTTCGCGCAAATGATCTGGGCAGTGATGCAGGTAATTTCTTTCGACGGTTGCCAGGCTGTCTCCGAGTATCCCGGCCAGCTCGAACAGGTTCGCCCCGCTTCGTGCCATTTGTGTAGCGGCGGTGTGCCGCAGTCCGTGTCGCGTAAGCTGCAAGAACCGCTGGTTGCCGAGCGCGTTGGTCGCCCGCTTCATAAACCACTCAAACGCGGGCCTGATAGGCCGGTCGTCGTCTAACACAAAGGCGCCGGTCTTCTCCCGTTCCATCATTCGCAGTATCGGCATGGCCCAGTTCGGTATCGGGACTGGCACTCGGCGCTTGGTCGTGCCGGACGGCGTGAACCGGAACTGCTTCTTCACCAGGTCTACTTGGTCCCAGCGCAGCGTTTCGATAGACCGACGCCGGGCGGCCGACGCCAGCGCCACCACCACAAACCGGGCGGCCCGGGTCATGCGTCCGTTTGGCGTGTTGTCTGCGACACCGAACTGTAGAAGCGCGTCTGTCTCAAATTCATACAAGAAAAAGTCGCGAGCAGCCCCGGCGTTCGGAAGCTGAATCCAGGGAGCGCTGTCTGCGGACAGGCGCTTGGTCTTAACCAGGTAGTTAATCGAGGCGATCAAGATAGCAAGCTCGCGGCGGACAGTACCCGGCTTCACTTCTTTGCCGGTCGTGTTGTACTTGCCCCGCCCCCGGCCGTTGGTATAGGCCGCGATCTGCTTGTCTGTCAGCCCGTCTACGGGTACGTGACCAAGCCCCCGTACCACGTTTGCGGCGCACACAGATAATCGTTCTTGGCTGGCTTTGGTGTTCTTGCGGTCTGCGTGTTGCTTGGTGTACAGCGCAAGCGCCTGGGCCACGGTCAGGGCCTTGTCGCCTCGGTTGCTGTCCGGGTCCGTTGCCAAGAACAGCGCGAGTTCTTTTTGCGCGGTGCGGCTGTCTTTTGTCTGCGTAGAGCGGCGCTTCGAGCGCCCCGATTCGGTGTAGCGTATCTCGTACACCCCGGATTTGTTCACGGCCAGGTAAGGGCCTTTGTTCGGGCGTGGCATAGGTGGTTGCTCCTGTTGCCGGGTAAGTAGTGCGGCTTAACGCTTGCGTAAATCGCGAAGGTGTTCAACGACCAGGGCCTCTATCCGGCCCCTTAGCTTTTCGCTCCAGTCGTCCGTGGTGCCCCATTTTTGCGGTACTCCGACGTATCCTGATTGGCCGTTTACGAAAAACTCACAGACGAGGTACTGCTCCATCGCCGAGGCGGTGAAATGGTCGTCGCTGTCGAAGTAGTCCTCTGGGTCAGGGAAGCAGGCCACCGCCACAACGGACGGCGGCTCAGCGCCCAGAGACACTACCCGACCGGCCGACGAGCCCCCGATAAGCAGGACGTTGACGGTTTCCTCAGAGACTGCGGTGGCTGTCGTCATGGTCTGCGACCTCTCTTTCTTGAAGTATCGACATAATTTTAAGCGCTTGGGCGGACGTAACCAGCCGGTTAAGCCGCATCCAGACTTTTCCCGGGTGCCCTGTCGATTCTTTTATTTCAAGCGAAGGGTTGTCCGAGTCTATCGCAGACGCGACGGTATTTGGTAGCAACTCCTGCGGCGACACGCCGAGCGCTTTCGCAATGCTGGCAAGTGACTTGGGCTCCGGGAACGAGCGCCCTCTTATGTAGGTACTTACTGAGTCCCGGCCGATACTGGCGCGGCGGGCAAGCTCGGACTGATTAAGCCCGCGTTCCATCAACAGGTGCTGCAAGCGACGACCAAACTCTTGCTTTGTCAGCATTCGGGGTTCGTTCGGGTGCCCGATTTCGGTCGATTCTGGCAGATGGGTTCTTGATGCGCTCATTTGTGTTCTCCTTGAGTTCCGCTGCGTGGCGGTGCTTACGCTGTTTGGGCCTCGGTCCTTTTCCCGGCCGTACATACACTATGCGACAAAGTGTTGCACTTTGTCAACGCCTTCATACATACTCGCCGGTGTCGAGCATTGTTGATTTTTGCGACAGACTGTCGTTACAATGGGTCTTCACTCTCACAGACGAAGCCACACTATGAGCGAAAGAAAGGATCGTAATTTACAAATTGATGTGCGCCGACTTGTTGCGTACTTCGGCGGGCGCCAGCCTTTGGCGACCAAGCTGCAACGCGCCGGGTCGGACATTCGCAACGTGCGCGTAGTAGACGGCTGGCTGCTGCGGGGTCGTATCCCGGCTACGCGCTTAATGGAAATCGCCAGGGTCGCATACGCCGAAAACCGGCGCTTCGACATACTAGAGTTTCAAGTGCCAAAAGGCACCGACAGACAGGAGCAGGACCATGAGTGACTACGAAAAAACAATAGAAACCATCCGACGGATGGCGCGTGACGCAGTAGGTGAAGACTCCATTTCGGCGGCGCGCAGGTCGGCGGCGCACAGGGCTCTTGTTGCGATTTACTACTATTGCTTAGAGAAACTCAATCACGGCGGGTCTACAAGTACCGGCCCCGAGGAAGACGGGGAATGGGAGCGCAGACAAAGCGCGGACAGGCGTTGCCGTACCGCTGGAGAGTTTCTGACCGCCGCCACGAGGCTGATGGACGCCCGGGGGAAAGAGTACGACAGCCCCGAGGGTGAGCGCAGCATGGGAAAAGCGGTGACAGCTTTAAACGCCTTGACCGGCCGTGACCTTAGCGAAGCCGAAGGGTGGCTGCTGATGAGCCTGATAAAACGCGCCCGCCAGTACGCCACAACGAAATACCACGCGGACAGCGCAGAGGACGGCGTGGCCTACGCCTCGCTCGAAGCCGAAGCATTGGAGAAAGACCATGAGTGATGAACGACAAGCGTTTGAGCAACTGCATGTTATACCCAGCGGGGCTATATGGTGCGAGAAGCGTCATATTTACATACACAAAAACTATTCTGGTCTGGTTCTACACCCCATCAATGAATCATGGGAAGCGTTCTGCGAAGGGGCGCTTTGGCAAGCCAGCCGCCAGGCCGTGAGTGTGCCGAAACAGTGAGTAGGCGCCGTCTGTCTACGAGCCGTCTTCTGTCTAATTTGCACAGAAACTAAGTTATGTAATGAAAAAGTACACGACAAGGTGTCGTACATAAGGTACGGTTATAGTGTTGATTAAATGTAGGGAAGCGATCTACACCGACGGAACGTTTTAACCACTAGTAAGAGAGAGAGAAGGATACATGAGCAGTAATTACTCGGCGCAAAAGACCACGGCTTTTCCCAAAAAAATAATAGAGCTTCACCGCAAACGCAATTACCCGAACCGGCCGGAGCTGACACACGCAGACATAGCGCTGCTGATGATGTGCGAGAACGTCATCAACTCCGGCGAAGTAGAGCGGGACCAGCAACTGGCCGAAGCAGTAGACGAGCAGCTTGTGCAGCTTGTGCAGCGCCACCCCGAGCTTCTGCGGTCGCGCTGGTTCTGGAAAACGAAAGCTGACGATCTGAAAAATACCAGGACAGCGCGAGACTTCGAGGCTTATCGCGATGAACGTTAAGCGCAAGCTGGCGCGGACGGTGACTATGGCGCTGGTCGCCGCGTCCGTCTACGTCGGCCTTAGCATCGGTTTGTCGTATTTTTATTGAGCGCTTTGTAGGTTTTCAGGACAGACAGGAGTACGCAGAAAATGACAACACCTCCGGGCATCTGCCCGTATTGCCAAGCCAGCGCACAACCGACGACCGGGCGAGAAATCTACCCCGGCCGGGCGGACCTGGCACGACTCAACTTCTGGATTTGCAGACCATGCGACGCCTACGTCGGCTGTCACCGCCACAATCCGAAACACGGTTTTTATGGATGGGAGCCGCTGGGTCGTCTGGCCGACAAAGAACTGCGGAAGGAAAAGAAGGCCGCCCACAGGGCTTTCGATCAGCTTTGGCGCGGCGGCGTCTTCTCTCGTTCGAAAGCCTACCGCTGGCTGTCCCGGAAGATGGACCTGCCCGTTGAAGAAACCCACATCGGCATGTTCGATGTGAACCAGTGCAGACAAGTAGTCGCCCTGGTCAACCAGCACTGCGCGGCTACAGAGTTCGCGCAACCTTAACCCGACGAAACGTCAAAACCGAAAAGGAAAACCGCCATGAGCAACAATCAAACCAAAAAGCCTGCGTCTGTCGCTTTCAGCACCGACGACAAAGAAATCTGTGAAATTCTCAACACCATCACCGGCTGGCACAGCCACGGCCTGGAGTTGTTGAACAGCGTTATGGAAGTCATAAAAGAAAAAGACGAACTGACGTTTAAGCTGGGCGACGACGGCAAGGAAATGACGGTGCGCGGAGACAAGCTGTCCGGCATTATGCTGGGACTGATGATCGGTCGAACTGCATTCGAGGACTTGCCCTTCGATCTTACAGAGATCACCCAGGAGCGGGCCGAAGCGCTCCAGACCAAGGCTCGGCACACCGGGACCACGCACTAAAAAATGCCTGACTACTTCACCCATCAACTGGAAGGCGGCGTCTGGCTGGCCGAGCGCGACAACGCTTTGCTGGCCGACAAGGCCGGGCTTGGTAAGACCGCGCAAGCGATCATGGCGGCGGACTTGCGGGGGGCCAGAAACATTCTGGTTCTCTGTCCGTCGGCGGCCAAGCACAACTGGGTAAAAGAATTTACCAAGTTCTCCCGCGTCATAAGGCCGGTTACTATGCCCAGCGCCCGGCACCCCTTTACGTCCGGCGGTCTAACGGTGGTGAACTACGACATCGTTGCGAGACCGTCGGTGTTCTACGCGCTCCAGCGGCAACGCTGGGACGTTCTTATCGCAGACGAGATGCACTTTCTCAAAGCTGGTTTAGACAGCAAACGCGGACGAGCCGTTTTGGGAAAGGCGGACTCTTTGGTTCACAGCGCAGATGCGGTTTGGGGATTGTCGGCCACGCCGAGCCCGAACCACCCGGGGGAGCTATACCCCTGGCTGTCCGCTGTCTCCCCGCAGGTTTTGCAGGGACTGCCGGATTACGAGAAGTTCCTGACGGCTTACACAGACCACTACTTCCACGACAAGTACGGGCTGCGGGTAGTCGGTTCAAAGAACCTCGACAATCTGAAAAAGCGGATTGCGCCGGTCCTGCTACGCCGGGACAAGTCTGTGTTGCAACTGCCGCCGCTGCGGGTCGGCACCGTCTCCGTCAAAGGTAAGCAGCTACCGGAGCTTAGCAGCGTAGAGGGCCACCCCGACGCGCAGAAGCTGGCAGACATAATCGTCGCGCTCCAGGCCGACGACACCGCTGCGGGGTTCGAGGCGGCGCTTGAGACCTACGATAACGAAATGCTGGCGCGGTTGCGGCGGCTGGTAGGGATTGTCAAAGCGCACCCCTTGGCTGAAATGGTCGCGGACGAGTTGAACAGCGGCACGGACAAAATCGTCGTCATGTGCTGGCACAAAGAAGTCATGGACATTTTCGCAGCGGCGCTCGCCAAGTTCCACCCGGTCCAGATTCGCGGCGGCGTGTCCGCGCTCCGGGCGCAGCAGGCAGTAGACGATTTCCAGACAGACCCAAACGTCCGTGTGTTCATCGGCCAGATTCAATCTGCCGGGACCGCGATCACTTTAACCGCCGCGCACGACACCCTGTTCGCCGAAATGTCCTGGGTGCCAGGGGAGAACGAACAGGCTGTCGAGCGCATACACCGAATTGGGCAGACAAGCCCTTGCCTTGCCAGATTTGCGAGTCTGGAGGGATCAATAGACGAGCTTGTGACAGCGGTCATCGCCCGCAAAGTCGCCGGACTCGTTGCACTTTACGAAACCCACTGATAATTAGGATACGAAACATGCAACTGCATCTGAGCATAGACACCAAAGAAGACGGCCATGATGAAATCCGCAAGGCGATGGCCGCCCTGTCCGCGTTTAACGTAGCGCTACTCGAAGGCTTCCCGGAGCTGGGCGCCGACGAGCCCAAGACTGCCGACGCCGTGCCAGGCTCGGAGGTGGACACGCCGGACGAAGACGCGGACCGCTTCGCTGCCGAAGATCAGGAAAAGGCTGAGCAGGAGAAGGCAGAGAAGGCAACCAAGGCTAAGGCGGACAGAGCTGCTAAAGCTGCGCAGAAGAAGAAAAAGAAGCCTGAGCCTGAGCCTGAGCCTGAGCCTGAGCCTGAGCCTGAGCCTGAGCCTGAGCCTGAGCCTGAGCCTGAGCCTGAGCCTGAGCCTGAGCAAACCGAAGAGGTCACACAGGCCGACATTCGCGATGCGCTCATGGCTGTCTGCAATGCTAAGGCCCCGGACGCCGCGTTCGCGATCATCAACGGATTCGGCGGTGCGCGGTCTATCGGCGATGTGCCGAAAGAGCAGTGGGGTGAGCTGCTGGCGAAGCTACGCGCTGCGGTTGAAGGGGAGTAAACCATGGCCGCACACGCGCAACTAGGGGCTTCCAGCGCTAAGCGCTGGATGGCCTGCCCCGGATCGGTGGCTGCATCTGCGGACCGGCCAAACAACACGACGGTATGGGCTGCCGAGGGTACGGCCGCCCACGACCTGGGCGAAACCTGTCTGCTGGACGAGGGCCAGCGCAGCAACCCAAAGGACTACTTGGGGAGAACGATTGTTGTCGATAAAGACGGCGGGCACTGGGAGTTCGCGGTAAACGACAACATGGTCCAGGCCGTGTCTGTCTATGTCGATTACGTCCGCGAAATTCTGGAGCCCGGCGACGTTCTTATGATCGAGTCGCGGGTGTCTCTCAAGGCGATGGGACCGCCGGGCGAAGATATGTTCGGGACAGCGGACACCATCATCTACCGGCCCAGCACGAAGAAGCTGTTCGTGATTGATTACAAGCATGGGTCTGGAATTGCGGTCGATGTGACCAACAATCCACAACTTATGTATTACGGCATCGGAGCCGCTTTACATCTGCAACAACCTGTCGTAGAGTGTGAGCTTGTTGTAGTCCAGCCGAGAGCGCCCCACGCCGACGGCCCGATACGTTCGCAGATCATTGATGTAGTTGATCTTATGACCTGGGGCTACACGGAACTTATGCCAGCAGCGCAGAGAGCGACGGAGCCAGACGCGCCGCTTTTTGTTTCGGAAGAATGTCGATTCTGTCGGGCGGCTGCGACCTGCGACGCCCTACGTCAACAAGCACTGGGGAACGCAATGCTGGAGTTCGACGAAGACAACAGCGCTGTAGAGCCGACCACGACGGTCGATAAAATGACCGCCAAGCAGGTGCGTATGGTCCTGGATAACGCGACGCTTATTACGGCCTGGATAAACGCGGTGCAGAAGTTCGCGCATGACGAGCTGGAAGCGGGCCGGGACCCGGCAGACGGCGCCTACAAGCTGGTAGAAAAGCGCCCTGTCCGTAAGTTCAAAGACCCGGAGGCCGCCGCTGACGCACTTTGCATGGCTTACGGTCTCGGCGACGAGGACATTTTCGAGGCACCGAAGATGAAATCCCCGGCGAAGATTGATGAAGCGCTCAAAGCGCAACTGGTCGGACTGCCGCGCAAAGAATCAACGGCGCAGAAGAAAGCCGCCAAGGCATTCGTAGACGAATTTGTCGAGTCGCTGTCGTCCGGCACTACGCTGGCCCCAGTAACTGACAAACGTGAAGCGGTGACGAAAGGGCGCGTCACTGACTTTGATTAAAAGCCCGTTCTCAAACTCTCTCAAACTGTAAGGATCAAAACATGGCTAAGCCAAAAACCCCGATCGGTCGTCTGTCATTCCCCGCGCTTTTCGTAGCGACAAAGCCGAAGGGCGATGACAACGCCGAACCGAAGTACAACATGACGCTGCTGATGGACGCCGACGCGCAGAAAACGCCGGAGTTCAAGCAGATGCAAGAGGCCGTCAAAGCCGCGCTGTTAGACAAGTACAAGACGCCGCCCAATAAGTGGAAGTCTCCTTTTCTGACCATTGCAGACTTGGACGAAGTGCCGGACGGCTACGACGAGGACTGCGTTTTCGTGCGTATGTCGAGCAAGACCAAGCCGGGTGTTGTCGGCCCGAACCCGCAGTTCCCTATCGAGGACGCGGACGAAGCCTATGCGGGCTGCTACGTGCGAGTCTCGTACAATGTCTATGCGTGGGACCACCCGACAGGCGGCAAAGGCGTAAGCATTGGCCTGGGCAACGTCCAGAAGATCAAGGACGGAACCCCGTTCGGAAACCGCACCAAGGCGGAAGACGACTTCGATATGGTCGAAAGCGAAGAAACCGACGCACACGCGGACATGTTCAAAGTCTGAGGCTTCTGGCCGACTGCAATGTCGGCTTTAGCGACAGACAGTCAACATGTACACCCTACACCGGCTGCCTCGCGCAGCCGTTTTTATCTGAGGAAACCACCATGACAACATCAAAGCCAAAGAGCCTGACCGTAAAGGAAAAACTGTCCGCAGCGGAGGACGAGCTTCGACGGAGCAAGGCGCGTATCGAAGAACTCGAAGCAGACTGCGGCCACGAGGACGCGCTAGAGCAAGAGCTGTCTGAAACGCAGTCCGATTTAGACAATCTCCAGTGCGCTCTGGAGAAAATCCACTACACCACTCCTGGTCTGTCTCGGGTACTGATCAAGGGAGGCGCCCACCCGCAAGATGTGGCCGAGGTAATAAAGCTCCTTCACATGCCACTGGGGTGAAGCCATGCAACGTGCCCACATAGATTTCGAGACACGCAGCGCTGTCGATCTGAAAAAGACTGGCGTTCACATCTACGCGCAAGACCCGACCACCGACGTTTGGTGTTTGGCCTGGGCCATAGACGACGGCCCGGTGAATCTGTGGGAGCCGGGCTACGCGCCACCCGAGCCGCTGCTGGAGCTTGTTCGTCGTGGCGACGTAGTCTGCGGACACAACGTCGCTTTCGAGTACCACATCTGGCAGAAGATCATGGTCCCGCGCTACGGATTCCCCGGGCTGGTCTACTCGCAACTGGACTGTACCGCCGCCAGAGCGGCTATACAGTCGCTACCCCGGTCACTCGAAGGCGCCGGGCAGGCGCTGGGCCTTGAAGTGCAGAAGGATAAGAAGGGACACGCGCTGATGCTCCGCATGGCGAAGCCCCGCAAGGCCAGGAAGCACGAAGACCCGGACGCCCTGCTGTGGTGGGACACCGACGACCGCAAGCAGGCGCTGTTCGACTACTGCAAGACCGACGTAGAAGTCGAGCGCGAGTTAGACAGACGACTGCGGCTCATGTCTCCGTACCTTCGCAAGATATGGGAAATGGATTTCCGGCTGAACACCCGGGGCGCTCCGGTCGATATCCCGTTCGTGTTCAATGCCAAGGCCGTCAGTGACTTGGTTACTGACGACTTTAACCGGCAGATGGCAGAAGCCACGGATGGCGAAGTGGCCCGGACCAGCGACACCGGGGCGCTCAAAGCCTGGACCGAGCGGAAGCTCGGGCAGGAGTTAGACAGCATGGACAAGGCGTCCGTCGTTGAGCTGCTTTCGGCCCCGGATCGTCTGCCTTCTGGAGTAGGGGAAGCGCTGCGACTTAGACAGTCCGCCGGTAAAACGTCCAACGCAAAGTGGGACCAGTTCATAAACCGGACGGACCCGGCGACTGGGCGCACCTACGAGACCCTGCTGTTCCACGGAGCCAACACCGGCCGTTGGGCTGGCCGAGGTATCCAGTTGCACAATCTGCCGAGCCGTACCGCGCTCACCCCCACAGAAGTTCAGCAAGCCATTCAGATACTACTCAGGTATCCGCCTGAGACCGCCTACCGTGTACTCCAGTTGGTGTTTACCTATCCGGTAGCCGAGATACTGTCGGCCTGTATTCGCGGCGCTATATGCACCGGCGAGCGCGACGAGCAGAAGGTAGCGGATTACTCGAACATCGAAGGCCGGGTGAACGCCTGGCAAGCTGGCGAGCAGTGGAAGCTGGACGCCTTCGTTGCGTTCGACGCCGGGATCGGGCCAGACCTGTACAAGATGTCTGCGGCAGGCATCTACGGTGTCGCGGTCGAAGATGTGACCAAGCTGATGCGCCAGATAGGCAAGGTGTCAGAGCTGGCGCTAGGCTACGAGGGCGGGCCGAAAGCGTATGACTCAATGGCGGCGAACTACCAGATCAACATTGCGGACTTTCACGACGCGGTTATCCCAAGCGTAGACCAGTCATACGTCGCCCGAGCAATAGAGGGATGGGACAACTACGGCAAGACGAAGGGCATGGAGTATCGGGCCTGGCTAACCGCCGAGGTGGTCAAGCTGGCTTGGCGGGACAAGCACCCGGCCACTGTGGACTCCTGGAAAGGCATGGCGTCTGCGGCTGTCCGGGCTGTGAACAAACCCGGCTCGTCGCACCGCTGGGGCAAGGTCGCGTTCATGGTAGACAGGATTGGCGGAGCGCCTTTCCTCATGTGCAGGCTCCCGTCTGGCCGTCTGCTGTACTACGCGCAACCGCGAGTCACTGAAAAGCCGACGCCCTGGGGCACCACAAAAAGCCAGCTCAGCTATATGTCGGTCAACTCAGTGACCAAACAGTGGGAGCGGACTTCGACCTACGGCGGCAAGTGGTGCGAGAACGTGTGCCAGGCTGTCAGCTTTGACCTGATAGCCGAAGCCATGCTTCGCACCGAAGCCGCCGGGTATCCCCCGATCCTGTCAGTTCACGACGAGATCAGCGCCGAGACAATCGACAAGGCGGGATCACTGGCCGATTTCGAGCGGCTGATGTGCGAACTGCCCGACTGGGCCACCGGCCTACCCATCGCAACCGAGGGATTCGTGGGCAGGAGATACCGCAAATGATTCGACGGCCGGAGCGCTAAACGGGGCGCTAAACCCCGCGTGGCTGTAGGGTCTGTAGACCGACACGTTTTAACCCCTTGTCTAAGCGTGTCGATTGTCGATCTACAGCACCCTACACGCACTCATAATGCCGGGGTCGGCGGTTCAACTCCGCCCCTTGCTACCACTTAAACCCCTGCATTATCAGCGCATTACGCCTGTCTACACTTACCCGACGAAAGCTGTCTACACCCCAATGCGGGCGCTAAACGGGCGCTACGATCAGTCGTACTTCCCGCCGCTTCCGCCGTATTTGCTCCCGCCGCTTCCGCCGTATTTGTTCCCGCTTCCACCGTATTTGCTCCCGCCGCTCTTGCCGGACTCGAACAGGCCGGTAATAGCGTCCTGTCCTCTGCGGGTCTGCCGCTCCCCGGCGACGGCGTCGGTGAAGACCGGCTCCATCCGGGGAATGGCGTAGGCAGACGCAAAGGCGCTTCCCGCGCTGAACGGAACCCAAGTCATACCCACTTGCAGCGCCGGTTCAATGAACCAGTTGTAAATCGCCTTTGCCCTGTTGCGCTCGGCGGTGTTCGTGTTCTCGCTGTTCCGCATAGCCGCGTTGACAAAAGTGTTGAGGGCTCCGCCAACACCGCCGATGGCCGGGCCGAGGACGGAGCTTATTATGGGACGGTTGTACCGGACGCCGGATACGGTCTGTATATAGGGGTCCGCTATGCCCAGCAGACCGGCACGGCTGAGCGCTTCTTCCAGCTTCGCCTGGTCTGTCAGTTCTCGGCCGTCGGGCGAGTAAATCTCCCGGCGCAGCTCGCTGAGCATCGCCTGAAACGCCACCAGGACACCGAGGGTGGCGGACATAGACAGCACTGTCCCTGCCGCTTCGAGCCTGCCCATGTCCTTTCCGGTCAGCATGTTGCTACCGATACGGGCGTAGCGGTTCAATACGTTCTTTTGAAAAGCGTACCCGAACGACTGGAGCTGGAAGACAACCGCGCCCAGCGGGGTCGCCGCCCACTTCGGCCGGGTCGAGTTAGACGGGCGCATGACGGTCTGGTCTGTGAACCGCAGAAGCGCGGTCTTGTACGCTTTGCCCATATCCCCGGCGCGAGTCATCTGCTCAAAGGTCGGATACTTGTCTCCGAACCTGCGGACAAACGTTGCGAACTCGGCTTCTTTACCGGCCGGGACACCCAGCTCGCGTAAGAAAGTCGCGTTCTTTTTCCCGTCCGATTTTGCCATATCCGCAGACAGGCGGCGCAAGAACACCTGAGCGTTTTGCAGGGTCGTAACGCGGGTGTAGTTGGTCAGTTGCTCCAGCATATTGCGGCGGAAAAACGACGCCATAGCCTTGCTCTGAATCTTGCCGACCGGATCACCACCAGCGAACCGGGCCGCCATAAGATGATTGGAGCCGTGGCCTGCAATGGCGCCCAGGTCCTGCGCGAACTCGTAGGCTTTGTCCAGGCTGAAACTCTTGCCTGAGCCAGTCATTCCCCGCACGGTGTTCCAAATGTGTCCGCCAAGGTTGTTCATGTTCTGCGCCAGATCGCCCGCCACGTTGCCTGTGGCGCCGCGCATGGGGGCCAAGACAAGCTCGCCCAGCGAAGCCAGCGCCGCTTTCTCAAGCGTCGCCAGCGTCGTCCAGGTCCGCAGCACAGACAGGCCATGCTGCGCGGCAGAACCAGCGGATGTGCGCTGCACCCCGGCCGATACCGCTACCAGGTCGCGCAAATCGCCGAACACGTTCTGCGTGTTCGGGTCTTCCTTCTTCATTTTTTCCTCAAGCTCTGCCCACTTGGACCAGCGGTCGCCGAATCGCTTGGCTATCTCGGCCCGGCGGACAGCCCGCTGCGTGTAACCGCCGAGAATCGCGTCGATGTCGCGGACGTAAAACTGCTCCAGCTCTTTCGCTGCGGCTTTTGAGAAAACCCGGCTGTTGGTGAAGTCGTTTCCGTTTCCGCTGGGCGCCGAATAGCCGGGGGTGCCGCTGTCTCCGAACACCGCATTCTCCCAGTACGATTCGGCGCGGCCCCGCGCCTCTACGTCGCTCATGGTCTCGCCGTTTTCCTGGGCGGTCTTTTTGTACGCCCTCATGGCCGCCGTCACAAATTCGCCGCGCTTACGGGAGACCAGCGCCCGCTCCAGCTCTCGCGGGAAGTAGCCGTCTTTGACTTCGCCCAGCTCTACGCCGGACTCGCGCAGATACCGAAGCTCTTCTTTTACAAAGGCATCAAGCATCTTGGCGGCTTCGCCGATCTTGCCTGTCCGGGGCTTGCGGGGATTCTCCACTGCCGCTATTACGGCTTTGGAGTCGAGCTTGTTGTCCCGTATAAACGCAGACAGCGTGTCTACCTCGCTCAGCCTAGTGTTCATCCGAGAGCTGATCGCCTCGTCTAAAGTCATCTCCGCGCCGCTGCCTTTGCCCGCTGTGGCGTGGAACATATCGGCCAGGGATTTCATGGTTGGGCTGTCGAACTTGGCGGCCAGCATACGCATATTGCCGTCGGTCGATGCCAGCACGGAGCGGAACATATCGCGCATGACCGAGCTTTTGGTGGCCCGGCCGGACGATGTCAGACCCCCGGCTGCGTCCCGGATGCTCTGCGCCAGCGAGGAAATATCGCGGGGCACGGCTTTCCAGTCGGACGCCTTGCCGCCCGCTGTCTCGGCTATGCGCTTAGCGTACTGGCCGGGGCTTAGCCTCGGCAGCTCGTCCGTGTACGTTGCGCCGTCTTTGCCAAAGTCGCTCGGCAGCCTGTCTTCCAGGCCCCGAACGTCGCCGTTTTTGAAACTCTGATCCAGGTCCATCAGTTTCTTGGAGACCTCGATAACATCAGACAGCAGCGACTCGTTGCTGCTTTTCATGCCCAGCGCGGTACGGACCATGTTCACAAAATCGTCGAACAGGGTGCGGCCTTTCTGGATTCCCGGAACCGTTTTGAGAAACGCCTGAAACTCCGGGTTGGTCAGGCCGTAGGTGGGCAGCTCTGTTGTCTTGTTGATAACTTCGTCTACGCCCAGCCTCGCGCTCGGAGACAGACGACTGTACTCAGCAGGGTTGTCTTTCTTCCATTTCTTTAGTTTCGCCTGGATGGCGTCGGCCTGGGCCGTTAGCGCTTTGTTCAGCTTGAAGTTTATCGCCCGCGCCGTGGTGGCGTGGATCATTTCGTGAACGATTACCTCGGACACCAGGAGCTGCGGGCTCATGTCCTTGTACACCGGGTTTGCGTCACCTTTCAGCAGGCTTTCCAGGAATTTCAGGCTTACGGTTATCTTCCGTTTGCTGTCGTCTGTTCTTCTCGAATACGATCCGCGAGCCGCGTCCTTTTTTGTAGAGACGTCTATTTCAAGGTCTTCCATCCGGCTGTTGTTGGACAGCGCTTCGATGATTGGAAGATGCTCTTTCACCCCGGCCTCGCGGGCTACGGCCAGTAGCTCTTGCGGCAACACGTTCGGGTCTTTGCTCAGCTTCCGCAGCATGGACATCAGCTTTTCGACGGAACCGGGCTTCCCCTCTGGCTCTTTTTTGGCTTCGGGCTTGGTCTTCGCCTTCGGCGCTACGTCTGCTTCGGCGTCCAGCTTGTTCTGGCTGACGAACTCCGCTTCCAGATCGGCCTGTTTGCTGTCCGTGGAAGTGCGGTCCATGGCCTCGCGGAACTTCACTTCGCCCACTCTTGCGACTGCTTCGCGGGCAGACTTAACCGCGTCTGCTCGGGACCGTGCGCCCTGGCTCAAGGACCGGCCGGACGAAGGTACGATAACCGCCCACCCATCTTTTCCCTGCACGACGACAGTGTCTGCGCCGCCGATCTTCTGTGACTGCCCGGGTGGGTAGAGGTTGACGCCTTTCGGCCCCTCGCCGAACACCAGATCAGCCGAGCTCGCCTTCGCCAGCTCATAGGCGTAGGGCAGGTCGCCATCCATGATCGCGTCTTTGATCGCGGTTGCGGTAGACCGAATGGGCTCTGGACGCTTGTAGTCCTTTGTCGGGTTGCGGTTGGTCCCGGCCGTGGCAAAGCGCCTGCGGAACTCTTTCAGCCGTGCGGGAGTGTTGCGGACTTTGAACGTGCCGCGCTTTGTCTTGAACTCGACAAAGCCTACCCGGTCCTGAGCGGACTTGATGCTGGCCGCGTCCATCCTCGCGTCGGTGCCTTTGAGCTTCTGGTTTTCTTTCGCGTCCGCGATATTCTGGATTCTGGCTTCTGCGGGGTCTTTGGCCTTGGCCTCTGCGGCAGCTATGGCTGTATCGACCTCGTCCAGCAACGCCGAAGACTGCTCGGCATCTTCCATCTTCTTGCGCGTGGCTTCCTGGCGCTTCTTGTCTTGCGACGGCTCGCGGAACTCGCCGCCTTGGGCTTGGCGCTTTTCCTCGGCTTTCTGAAAGCCGGTTTTCGGCTTTGGCTTCGGCTTCGGCTTCGGCTTCGGCTTCGGCTTCGGCTTCGGCTCTGTCTGTCCGGTTTGCTCCGGTGCTGTCTGCGGCTGGCCTTGCAGCTCTCTGATGGCTTTGCGGGCTGCCTCCGCCGTCTTGTCGCGCTGCTCCGGGTTCGCCCGCTTGTAACCGCGAGCGACCGCTACGCCCTGCTTACTCAGGCGGGCCATAGTACCGGCCAGACCTGTCACCGTGTCCGCCCGCTTTCGCACTTCCGGCGGCATATCTTCTTTGCGCTGCATGGAATACCCCTGATCGTTCAGGGACTTAACGGTTTGCGCGGCGGCGGCTTCGGCTTCGGAGAAGACATCGGCAATTTCCGGGACAGCTTTGGCTTCCTGAAAGTCTTTCTTTTCCCTGTCGGACACAGCGACTACGGACTCGATGGTCCAGGAGTCTTGCTCCGGGGCGGCTGTGCCGTCTTTTTTGGCTCGTGCCTCGTCCAGCTTTTTCTGCTGGAACGCCACGGTATCCGCGTCCGGGTACGGCCGGGATTTGAGCCCTGCGCGGACCGCAGACGCCATACCCGCGTCGCCCATTTCGCCTTCCCACTGGGCGGCGATGCCTTCGACCTGGCGGCGGTTGGTCTGCTCTGTTTCCGTGGGCTCCGGGGCTGTCTGCTCGACTTCCCCAGTAACTTCCCCGGTAGATTCAGGCGCTGTCTGTTCTGTCTGCGGCGCTTCGGGCTCCCGAGGATTGGGATTCGCCAGCTCACGGCCAAGCCCCTCGGGGTTCGGGGCGCGGTTCACCTCATCAAAGCCTCTGCTCTCGGGATCGCGGTCCTGTCTAAAGGTTTCGCCTTCTCGGGGCTTTGGCTCGGGCTGCGGGCCGGGCTCGGGTGCCGGGATCACATCTTCCGGGCCGGGCTCTACGTCGCGGACAGGGTTCTGCACAGACTTGGAGCTGATGCCGTCTGTCCGGCTGCGCGGTCCGGGCGTCTGTGTTCCCACACCAGGCGCCTGCCGGGTCGATCTGCCCTCGAAGTCCTGCTCCATGCGTGGGTTTTCCGGGGTTGACTCGACCGTGATCCGGCTCATGGGGACAAGCATTGCACGGCCGTCGCCGGTAGTCACACGCACGGACACGGAGCCGTCTTCGTTCATCACGGCGTCGCCGTCGGAGAACACCTGCTCCCCGGCGGACAACTTGCCGTCTTTGCCGTACTGGGCGTCCAGAAGCAGGACGCTCTCGCCACGGCCTTGCGGACGTTCGCTGCCTGCGGCCTGGTAATCCCGCCCCTGGGTAAAGCCGCCGGACTCAGTCCCGTCTGCTCGTTCTCCCCCGGCAAGCGCACCTTCTCGGCGGTCACGGCGGGCGTCGGCCACTCCGAAGTCCCGGCGATTCTGCTCTGGCGCGTAGCTGAGGACAGCTTCGTCCGGGCTCATGCCGTTCTGCACATCTCTTGCGGCCAGGTCGGCACGTTCGTCGCTCAGCGTGAAGCCGCGATTCTCCGCAGCCCGCTGCACTTCCCGAATAGCGCCCAGCGTGTCCGGGTTGGCTTGGCGTCCGCGTGGGTCCTGCGTGGGCTGTGCGCCTTCGCGGTACAGCGGGTTGCCGTCGTCGTCGAAGCCTTCGATGTCCTCGCGGCGGATAACGTCTGTCTGGCCGGACAAGTCTGCGGCCATCTGGCGTTCCGTCTTGGCGCGTTGGACGTTGCGCTCGCGAGGGTTGGTCGGCGGGGCGGGAATGTCGGTGCCGGTGTTCTGCGCGATCACGTCGGCTGCGCTCAGTGAGCCGATGCCCTCGTCATACAGGCGGACCACTTCTTCGGGAGACACCCCAAGGCGCTCGGCTTCTTGCTCGATTTCCTGCGGCGTCATACGCAGACCAGCACTGACGCCAGCCACGCCGCCGCCAATAGGCCCGCCGATAACAGCGCCGCCGATGCCTCGCTTACCGGCCGTACCTGCGTCCCAGCCTTTCTCTGTGCCGACAGCCTCTCCGGCGTACTCGATGCCGCCTTCCTGTATGCCCTCGGAACCCGCTTCGCGGACAGTGCCGTATCCGACTGCTTTGGCTACGTCTTTGCCTGACTCAATGGCTTTCCCGCCACCAAGCAAGCGATTAAGAATGAACTTATCCAGCAACAACGACGCGCCTGTCGCGGGTGCCGTCGTCAAAAACTCTGAACCTGTCGGCTGTGCGTCTGGTCCGCGACCGTTGTTCTGCGCTCGGGCCTCGGACATTTCCTGGTTGCGGGATAGCGCATAAGCGGGCAATACGGCCAAGCCAAGCATGTCTGCGGCAGCCGCCGGTCCTTGCTCGCCGATGGCACCGAGAACGGTCTTTATGCTCGGGTCTTCAAACATCCTGTCTATGGTGAAATTAGGCTGGTAGCCGAAGTCTACGTCTTCGACGGTCTGGCCCATTTCAGTCAGACGGTCAGTCGAGGCGTAGTCGTCCGGCAGGAAAGGCAGCGCAGGCGTAGGGACTGTGAGCCCCGTAGCGCCGGTAAACGCCTTGTTACCTTCACGTACAACCGTGCTTGCGCCTTGGGCCAAGTTGCCGACCAGATCACTCAGCCGATTACCCACGCCGCGCGCAGCGTTAGACACGTAACCTGGTGCATCTTCCGGTTCCGGCCGGGGTTGGGCTTGCACAGGGGATTGCACAGGTGCAGCGTCCTCAAACGCGGCCCACGGGTCGTTACTCTGTTCCGGCTGCGCGTCTGCGAAAGCCGCCCACGGATCGTTTTGTCCTGCCATTATTGCGGACCTCCCGGGCCTGGAGCCACTTTCACGCGGCCATCTGGCGTGACGAATCTTGTCCCGGCAGGGAGCGCCATTGCTTCCTGCGGAGAATTAACACGGACAGGCTGGCTTGCGCCCCCTGCATCCTGATTACCTGTCGCGCCGGGGGCCAGACCTTGCATCCACGAAGGCGGCGGCGTCGCGTACCCTTCCCTTTGTCCGGTGCGGTTGGCTTTGAACGGGTTCCAGTTGCCCTCTACGGTTTCCTCGTCGCCGAGTACGTCGCGTTGCGCCATGCCCATAGCGCTTGCCATGTTTCTGTAAGCCGGGCTTTGCGGGTTGCCCATATACTCGCCGAAGCGTTCCATAATCTGTACTTTCACCGGGCCTGCGAGCGGGGCGTCTTCATACATCGAATCGAGGTACACATCTGCTGTCTGTAGCGTGTCCGTGTCCAGCTCGAACGGGGCAGGGGCTCTACCGCCTGGCCGACCGACGGCGACAAGCTCCTGCTGCTCCGTAAGCGGGGTGCCGCTGTTGAACTGCTGCGCGTAGAACTGGTCGGTAGACATCGGCCCGTTGTTGGCGCGGGCGGTATCCCCGCGAGCGCCTTCTGCCGCCATCATTCGGTCAAGCGCGGACGACAGCCGGGCTTCTGACTGATCCATCGTGATAGCGTCGGTCGGCCCCATTACCTTTCCGGTGCCGAAGCGCAAGCGCTGTAGCCGGTCGTCGGATGTGCCTTCGTCTGCTGCGCCCCACGCCAGGTTCGCTCCGGGCATCTGCCCGAGCAAAGCCGCGTCGCCTGTCTCCGCCGCGTAACCTATGGCGTCGGACAGGTCGCCGTCGCGGATAGAGTACCCCAGCCGGTCCAAACTGCGCCGGTTGCGCCGGGAGCTTGTTACCTTTTCGGCGTTGACGTACTGATCTCCTAAGCTGCTGGCATACGCCGCTTCCTTCGCGGGATCACCGAAAAGGGCGCCAGACAAGTTGTTGACGGACGCGGCCAGGGCCGGGTCTGTCTGGTAGACGCTTGGGCGATATGACATTTTGTTACCTCAATACATTCCGACAAAGGACGAATTATTCATCAAAGGCGCTGCTTGCCCTTGCATGTTGGGCACCAGCGATGCGCCGGACGCGGCGTTAAACGCCCCTGCGGACATTCCGGCCTGCCCGGCGGTGGAAAGAACCTGTCCGATGGTCCGGGCCGTTCTGCCTTTCTTCTGTCCTTTTTGGTAAGCGGCTTTGATCTCGGACGGCAAGACCCCGGCGCTGCCCCTGGCGAAGTTGCCGGACGTAGCGATCTTCTGCTTGAGCGGGCTCAGCTCCAGCGCTCGGCTCAGCGAGCTGTCGCCGAACGACCCAAGACGAGCGCGGGCATCTGCTGTCTGCTCTATGTCGGCCTCAGTCTCTGCGTCTGCGCGGTCAAGCTCCCCCTGCACCACCTTTGGTCCCCGGCGCCCGGGGGAAGGCGACTCCCTGTACCCGCGAGACTCTACGGATTTGTCGTCTACGGCCTGGTAATCTGCTTTGCGCTGTTCGACCGCTTCCTGCATCCGTTCC